TTTTAGACTCCAAGGGTGTCCCGTGAGGGACATGGTATTAACCACACTCTATCCATCGGAAAATCACTTTTTCGATTAGTGATAATCCCAGATCTCGTTAGATTAGATCGACCTATTAAAAACATAGGTTACCTTTATTCTAAGAATCTGATCTCAATTAGTGCTAAGGTATATTTACCTGTTCACATTAAGCCGTAAGGTCGTGTGTTCAAGGGGATATGCCGATTGGCTATATCGCTCTATTAAACTTCGACCCTAGGGGCGCCCTATAACTACTTTAGAGTAATCTAAGGATAAGATGTGAAGGCTCCGCCCTAATTGTCGTTGGATCAAATAGAGTACTGGTCATGAAACCAGCATCAATTGAGAAACGATAATTAGAGTTCCCAAGGTTGGGAGGAGATACCTAACTAGTTGAGAATTACTAGTACCATATAGGTATCTTACATAGCCTTTTAAACAATAAATTAAACGATGAAAATCTCGTTTAGTTTAAATTTAAAGGGTTATTGTAAGAAACAATACTATACGTTCAGTACCACAAATGTGGCTGCTGTTCGTAGAGGTATTGGCTTGCCTATATGACATACCGGGAACACGTTGAACTCTCATGTTTGAACAATGAATTCAAATATTGAGATATAACAGTGGTGATAGTTGGATTGTGGGCTACTTGAAAGAAGCCTACAAACTAACATCACACTGACTTTTCTAGTTTAAAAACCAGAAAGTCCACTGCTATGAGTCCAATTCGGGTACCCGTCAGGGGTTTACCCTTACGGTCCGGTTGGTATCAGAAAGACTGTATATGATGCATATCCAATGCATTGTTGCAGTCTCCTGATATACTATCAGATCTTTTAGAACTTACCAAATCCTTTGCGCCCTATCTGGCCTCTTTACTTCTTTGATGGTCTAACTCATCGAAGTTAAGACGGGTAGAATGGGTGCACCCTCTTCTTGAGGCAAGACGGCTCTAACACATAATGTGATAGTCCAGGTTGCCACAAGGAGAGCAGGATTTGATGGTCTATCTCTGGATATGCATTAAGGGGATGATATTCGTGAACGCGCACACGCGTATCTCCTCATAATGCATCATCTAGAAGTTGAGATTAATCTGTCCAAGTCTCTGATATCAGATACTGGTGTACTCGAGTTTGCTAAGTACTGAATAGGGGGTGATACGGATGTATCACCTACTTCTTCAGCACTAGTACTCGGTTCTTGGGTAATTAAATTACCTACCAGGTCTGATATTGGACTTGTTGAATAGAGGTGTTAATAACATCCGTGGGAATCATGAACTTTTAGAGTTCATCCCATCTGAATTGAGGAGTTCGAAGGCCACTAAGTGGTCTCCTACTCCTTATTTCAAATCGGATTTTGTGAAATGTCTAATACCCTTTCGGGAAATTAGCTCGTTTTCACAAACTGATTTTTATGACTTTCTTTTTTATGCTATTGACTTAGTTCATTAAATGAACTATTTCAAAAAGCAGCAAAAGAGCCATAGGATGTTGATCTCAAAACCTTTAAGAAGGTTCGAGAGGTCATATTATAGACTAGTGAGGATCGGTGGTATTTTTACCATCGTATAACTCATAAGTTGATAATATGACATAGCATTTGGTAAACGGCAGCGCCGTCATGCCACAAGAACTTATCTTGAAACTAGGGTATGTACCTCTTCTTTAAGAGGCACGTAAACTAGGTTAGGATAAGTTTGCGACTTGACATCGCTATCTTATCAATACAGTAACTGTGTTAGAAGGTTTTTCCCTTCTATACCCAATTAATTAATTGAAAGAAAAGATGCCGAAAACCTTAACCCACTTCTAGATACCAGGGAGAGTAATCTCCTTATGGATCTATTCGTGAGGACTCTTCGACGTAAGAATCCGGATGTCTATATAGACAAACCGTGACCTGAGCGACGAACAGCTGGAGTTTGATAGAGAATTGCTAA